TGTTTTTGTTCTTCAGAGAGAATTGAGAGTGCTTGGCGTGCTTTTTCATTGCTATAACCATAATACTCTTTGATCAACTCTACATCAGCATTCTTTTCGGATTTCAACCATGGATTCCATCGGTTTTTCGCCCTTATAGTATTTATAAGAAATGCATTTTGGAGAGCATGAGCTAGGTGAGGACGGCAATTGACCTCATTCGCTTGAACGATGGTGTCTCGATCTAGCGAAAGTGCTCGATTAATGATATATGGGGTGTATTGTTTTTCTGATCGTTCGTCTACAATGAGATTCTTTTGTTGATTGATGTTCTTGACAAATTCAAATGGACTTATCTTAGTTATCTTCTCAACATAATCTTCTGCAGTGTAAATCTTAGTAGGTTCACCCAAACCTTCTAGGATTGCTTCCTTCATTTCCACACCGCAGTCGCCATAATGTCAGTCAAACACGCAACCAGATTGATTTCCTGATCGACTGCAAATGCTGCCTTGTATTGATAGTCAGCGAGAAGAAGAATGATGGCAGGAATATTTTTAAATTCATCAAGATAACTGTCATAGATCTTACGAATGATTGCATTAGGATCACTATCCATATTTTCTACAACCCATGCACGCATCTTCGTCCAATCCTTGCCTTGAAGATAAGTCAAAAGACTCTTCATATCAAGATCTCGACTGGTATTAAGAACACCCTCGTCAATAGTGCCGCCGACACTATACCGCTGCAGTTCGTTTAAAACACGGCGATAGTCAGGGAAGTGCTTCTTGAGAACATGAGCGACCACCTTCTCATCGAAGGTGACATTTTCTCCACGAAGAATGTCAGTCAATCGTTTCATGAACCGACCTGCCATCTTCGGACGGTCTGCCTTGGTAAGTTTAAATTCGATGACTGCACAACGACTATGCAGAGGAGAGATAATCTTATCCTTGAAATTACAAGTAAAGATAAACCGACAGTTGTTTGAATATTGCTCAATAAACGCACGAAGCGCAGGTTGAGTTGAATTTGGATTGAGGTAATCTGCCTCATCAAGAATTACGATCTTGGGTTTACCATTAAATGAAACCGACGCAGCAAACTCTGTAATCTTGACACGCAGAGTTTCAATATTTCTATCGTCAGAACCGTTGATGATGATGTAATCGCACCCAAGTTCTTCACAGACTGCTCGAGCGATGGTAGTCTTACCAACACCCGCAGTACCACAAAGAAGCATGTTAGGAATTTCACCAGACTCAACAAACTGGCGGAAGGTATTCAATTGTGCATCTGGTAAGATGCAGTCGTCCAACTTACGAGGGCGATACTTTTCGACCCAAAGAAATTGTTCATTGCTCATAATAATCTCCATAATAAAAGGTGGGTGATGCCTCGTCGACGTTGCTCTTCGCAGCAGCAGACATCACCCTCAGCGAAGTTCAATTAACTATTCGTTTGCAACCAATGCAAGATAGTGTATGGATCAGTCTCGCCATACGGATCAGTCTCGCAGTTATCTTCCTTCCCAGGTTCGACAAACCACTTCTCGATCTTACCGTTATCTACAACAACTGCATACCGCCAAGAACGAATACCAAAACCAAGATTGTCCTTATAAACTTCCATGTTCATACCAGAAGTAAACTCTGCAGAACCATCAGGGATAACCTTAACATGCTCTAGTTTCTGATCCTTCGCCCAACAATTCATAACGAATGAATCGTTGACTGACAGGCAGTAGATATCGTCAATACCATGAGAGTAGAAACGCATCGCCAGTTCTTCGAATCCAGGAAGTTGCATTGTCGAACAAGTAGGCGTAAATGCTCCAGGAAGCGAGAATAGGATAACACGTTTACCCGCGAACAGGTCGAACGATGTCACATCCTCCCAGCGATAAGGATTATCACCCTCGATGGATTCGTCTCGAACGCGAGTCTTAAAGACTACACTCGGAACAACTGTAGGTAGATTATCAACCATTAACATTCTCCACTTGAGCATCCCAATCATTGACAATCAGGAATTTATTAAACTGACGAATGACTTCTTCAACACTACTTGTAGTGAATTCGATAGACATTGCACGACCATCTACATCATTGTCATATGGAATTCGTGCACTAAATGTAATTTCTAACTTATCCATTTCTCTTTCCTTATACGACCGACGAAGGTTCCATCGCCAACCAGTATTCCAACTTCTTGGTCAGGTTGTTAAAGTGCATTGCCTTCTTCTTTCCGAGTGTTACCTCATAGTCATCAGCAATAACCTTTAGGTTCTCGACCTTCAGACGACAATCAAAGTCACCATCTGCGTTATTGTCCAGTTCGCGACGGAATGCATTTGCACGAGGATTGGCAGGGTCGCTAACAGTAAGAGTTACCTTACCACCCTTAGAGACAACACTCATCGTCGGAGCAGAAAGAATGGATGCTGCCTTTTGAACCATGCCAATCTCGGCAGCAGTCATCTTGAAGGTGAAGAACGGATCGATTTCGAGAGACTTATATGGAGCAGCGGTAACTACTGATGGGTCAGCATAACCATACTCGAATTCCGACTTGTCCTTACGCAAGAACATACTCGACTGTTCAAACTCGATATCTTGTTCATCCCAGATGCTGAGAAGAGCGAGTAGATTCGGGAGGTCATACACTGCGAACTCACGAGGGAATGATTCGGATACAGTGGCAAGAGTAAGAATGTTCTTACCTTCACTCACGGTCGCAAGAACTGAACCTTCGCGAACGACAATGTTCGTATTAATCGAGGCAAAGTTCTTTAGAACGGCGAGAGTTTCATTTGAGATCTTCATAATATATTAATCCTTAGTAGTCAGAGAGGTTTTAAGAGGTGGTAAAGTAATAGTGCCACCATTGGTTATACTATCATTATTGAAGAAAGTCAAGGTATTTGTTGCACTTCCCATGGTAGTAAATGGTTCAGTTTCGGTTTTTAGAACAAAAGTATTTTCGTCGAGATCATCCTCGCTCAGATATTCGTCATGCACATGCAAAGCAATGATTGCATAGTGAATAACTTTCATAAGATCTTTACGCCAGTCGTCAGGTGTTCCCTTGTGACCATAACGTTGAGCATACTTTAAAATATTCCCAACAGTAAATCCAATACCATGACCACCGTCGATAATAAACTCGGTCGCCTGATATTGGTTTTGTGCGTAATGTCCATCATATGTGGAATCTACGTAGTCGGTGATCTCCCGTAGGAGATCACCCTCATTATATCTGTATTCAATTGTCATAGTTTCTCCTTAGAATGGGACTTCTTCAGTCATTTGGTTAAAATATGCATCTTCATTCACACCATCATCTGGCACTGCATCAACGTCGACTTTCTTATAGAGGTCGAGGAATGCTGCCTTGGTATCGGCATCGAAGCGATTAACGCAAAGTTCGATTGCCTTGCTGCGTGAATTAAACATCGCGTAAGCATTGACGATGTGCTCAAGACGACGAGTAGAAACCAGTTCGTCGACGCCACCGTCGTAGAAAGTCTTACGGATGATTTCCGCCCACGTGGTCAGTTTATCGGCGAATTCTTCGTCGACCTTTCCTGCCTTCTCCATCTTGTTCAGCACGATCTTCTTTTCGATCTTGGCGGAAGGATATTCCTGCTCAACGGTGATGGCGAAACGCTCAAGGAAAGCATCGTCGAGGATTTGGGCAGACATAAACTTGCCATCGTCAGAACCACGACCCTTGGTGTTGGCAGTGGCGATAACGTTGAACCCTGCCTTGGGGAAGATAGTTTCACCAGTCTTCTTATTGAAGTAAGGTTTGCCCTCAAGGATTGCTTGAAGACACATCATCTTGTTCGAACCACGGTCGATTTCGTCGAGGATGAGGATAGCACCACGCTTCATGGCGGTCAGGACTGGACCTTCGCGGTAAACAACGTTACCGTCGATCAGGGTGTTACCACCGATCAGATCGTCTTCATCGGTTTCAATCGAGATATTGACACGAAGGCATTCGCGCTTCAACTTGGCACATGCCTGTTCAATCATCGTGGTCTTACCGTTACCAGAAAGACCAGAGACGAACGTCGGATAGAACACACCAGCGTTCAAGATCTTGATTAGATCTTTATAAAAACCGAATGGAACGTAAGTCGTGTCAGCAGCAGGAACGAGGTTCTCAATAAGAACTTCCAACTTAGGAGCGATAACAATCTTCGCTGCTTCGCGAACGGGCATCGGGGTAACGTTGCCTACCATCAGAGGAGACAGGTTATACTTACCACGACCGATACGGTGTTCGGTCATGTTCAACAACCAGAAGGGAACCTTCTGACCGAGGTCACGGGCAGCGGCAACGATTTCCTTCTTAAGGAAAACACCGTTCTTGGTGTTGTTGGCGGAGAGTTTTTCAAGCAGTGCTTCACGGTTCATAATCATATTCATCATCCTCACATCATCATAATATAATACATTCTACCGCAAAACGCAGCAGAAGTCAACAGTTTTTTAAGAAATAATCAACTCACGCCACTCAACTAGTTCATGAGAACCGTCATTGCAGAAGTCATAATATTCAACGGTTTCATTGCGAAGAAGCATAAACCCAGCACCATTGGGATATACAGCACGAAGGACACCATTTTCATCACGCGACCACGAGCAGAGGACGAGAGTTTCAAGTTCAGAGGGGAAATCAACCATAATAAAATTTTCCTTTTCAAATTATATACACAGTATACCCCAAAAACGAGATAAAGTCAAGCCCTATTCTTGCGATATATGTAAAAAAGATACAAGATTATCCACAGCGGCCATAGCGAAAGCGCAATCAAAAACATTGCACCCAATACATAAAATGCAATAACCAAAACTGTCAACAAACCAATCAATTCTAACACAGACCATCTTCCAATCATTTTGTCTTTTCTTTCCATTCTTCTGGTGTAATTTCCTTGAATCTAAAGAGATATTCCTGATAAAGAAACTTCTCGAATTTCAAATTATCTTTATCATAAAAATCTAGAAATTCTTCAGAGAAGGTATCATCGACAGTGTCTGTAATCGGACCTATTTGTACGTTTAGATACTCACCAATCCGATTGAAATCAATATAGCGAAAATTAAAACCAATCAAATGATTAAGATATGGTGCACAATGACCGCGAATATCAGAAAGACGAAATTGTTCATATGTCATATTTTCGATATTCGGATAATTTGCACGCAATTCTATCTCTTTACGTTCTTCTGGATCCATGGCAAAAAATCTATGATAATAATTTGATAATTTGTGGTAGTTTATTGCAGACCGACAACGCTGATATGGGTCACGTAGAACTACAATTTTCTCAGAAGGATTTTGTTTCCAGATACTACGCATTTTTTCTCTGGTGGTATTGAGCATCTGAGAGTAAATAGGAATACCAAAATAATGGTACATTGATGTGTTCCCGCATCTGTTTTCAGAGAGAACATTCAACATACCATTATCATGGACGAGCATCAGGCGACTGCCCGAATCATCTTAGTCAGCAGAACACGGTTTGCTTGCTTTCCGTTTTGCATTTTCTTGAATGCTTGGAAGATTTGCTTCGTGTTTTCGCTATCGACTTCTAGAGTGTCAGTGCCGATCTGCAGGTTCTTGCCACCTGGAACGAGGAAGCGATTGTGGAACCCACCGTGATTGTCAAGAGTGAACACACGATCCTTAACCCATTCTGTCTTCCACTTGGTGTCGAAGTTAGAGTCATCATCGAGCATACGACGAGCAGTATGCTTTTCGCTGTATCCTACGATAAAGAAGTTGATCACTCGCGAACCAGTCACTTGACCGTAGAGTTCGAGAAGCGCCTTTGAGTAGGCAGTACGCATACCCCTATCACGGTCATACTTCATCGTAACCGACTTACGAGTCTTAGCATCTTCAATAGTCAGATTGCTATTGCCGTAGTAGGTATGGGTATTGGTGTTGAAGTTATTGTCACCGTCGCCATCAGTCAGGAACACGGTCGACAAAACTTCTAGACGATGCTTCGAGCGGAACTGCTCAGCAATCGAACGAGCAACAATAACTGATTCCTCGAGAGGAG